AACAATTTCTTAACTGATCCAGATGCATTCTACATTATCACTGACGTGCCTAACGGTATGAAGTACTTTGAAAGAGCAGCTATTAAAACTGCTATGGAAGGTGACTTCGATACTGGTAATGTAAGATACAAAGCTAGAGAAAGATACTCATTTGGTGTATCTGACTTTAGAGGTATTTTTGCATCACCTGGTGCTTAATAATTAAATTATTTGAGGCGGGACACAATCCCGCCTCATTTAAAATATAGAAAGAAAAAATGACTCAATACAAATACTTAATAAAAATATTTACAAAACATCTTCAAACAAAATTTGAAATTGAAAGTGAAAAAGAGATAAATAATGCGGATGAGCTAAATAAACCCATTATTGACTTTTTAGGAAAATCTGATATAAAATGGGAACAAAATGATATGCAATACAATAGTACTGCAAATGATTTTTATATAACCTATGAGGAGGTTACAAATGGCTCAGGACAACATGGTATTGTTCGCAAAGAAACTGAAACTCGAGTCTAGATGGAACGAGTTGTTTCTTGAAAACAAAGGACAAATTACCGCTGAAATGTCTGTTCTAGGTGATGAGATCAAACAAACAATTAGATCTATCCTTAGAGCACAAGAGGCAGAAGTCCATACCAATCCTAGAGATGGTGAAATTCATCTTTACGCTGGTTAATTAGGACTAATACATCGTTGAAACGTCAATCATTCCTAGGGATCTCTTGCACTCTACTAAAATCTAGTATATAAATTAATCACTATACATAAATTATATTCTACATAGACGCGTATAGTCGACGGCCTAGAGACTATGTGGAATTAACTAGGAGGATACACTATGGCACAAACTACATTTACAGGACCAGTCGTTGCGGTTCAAATACTTCAACTGTTACTATTGCATCTGGTACAAGATCAGGTGAAACTTTAAGCGCAGTTGGTAATGAAGGTGTTATGATTTACGTTTCTAATGGATACACAGGAGATTCTGTTTACGCTTTTTCTGATGGTTCAGACTGGAAACAAGTAATCACAGGTACTAACATTACAGCAAGTTAATTAATTATGGAGCCCTTCGGGGCTCCTTTAAAATTTAAGGAGATAAATTATGGCAGCTAAAGGTGATGTAAAAGCAGTACAGATTACAACAGCAGCTCAAGTATTTGCAGGAAGAACAAGACTAAGAGGAATTATTCTTTCTAATACAACTACTACAACTGATACAGGATCTGTAACTTTACAAGATATTGATGGAACTCAATTCACAGCAGAGGTTCCTCCAGGAGATGTGTTTTCATTTAACATGCCTGAAGATGGAATTTTGTTTAAAAGTGGAATGACTTGCAGTGCAATCACAAGTGCGAAAGCAACTGTATTGATTGATAAATAGGAGTCTAGATGGCAACTTCTGGTACTACAACTTTTGAATCGGGTTTTTATATTGATGATGTAATTACTGAAGCCTATGAAAGAATAGGTAGATTTGATTATTCTGGTAACGATATAAAAACAGCTAGACGTTCTTTAAACATAATGTTTCAAGAATGGGGCAACAGAGGTTTGCATTTTTGGGAAGTAAAAAATAATTCAATTACATTAGTTGATGGTCAATCTGAATATACAATGTATAGATCAACTGCTGATGGTACATCAGATGCAACAGCTGTTTATGGTGTAGATGATATTTTAGAAGCTGTTTATAGAAATTCTTCTGGTGTTGATTTTTCTTTAACAAAAATTAATAGATCAACTTATCAAGGTCTATCTTCTAAAACACAAGAAGGAACTCCTACACAATATTTTGTACAAAGATTTATTGATAAAGTAACTATCACTTTATACTTAACTCCAGGATCCACTGAAGCCGGAAACTTTTTAAACTATTACTATGTTAGCAGGATTCAGGATGCAGGGAACTACACAAACAATGCAGATGTACCTTATAGATTTGTACCTTGTATGGTATCAGGACTTGCATATTATTTATCACAAAAATTTAAACCAGAATTAGTTCAACAAATGAAACTACTTTATGAAGATGAATTAAAAAGAGCTTTAGAAGAAGATGGTTCTTCTTCAAGTACATTTATAACTCCAAAAACTTATTATCCAAATGTCTAGATCAAACGGAAAATATGCACAATTTATTTCAGACCGATCAGGTATGGCTTTTCCATATAAAGAAATGGTTGTTGAATGGAATGGTTCACGTGTACATGTTTCAGAATTTGAACCAAGCAACCACAATTAGAACCTAAACCAACAGTTGCTGATCCACAAGGTTTACAATTTGCAAGACCTGCAAGAGTTGAACCTGAAACAGAAAGTTTATTACCTGGTAATCCATTTAATTTTACTACAGGATCAAGTATTGTAACAGTTACAGAACCTGGACATGGAAGAACTACTGGTAATACTGTTGTATTTAGAAATGTAGATGGAAGTCCCGGTGGATTAAATTTTTCTTTGTTTGAAAATGCTTCAGGTTTTAGTATAACAGTTATTAATACAAATAGTTATACTTTTAACTGTGGAAGTAATGCAACATTAACAGGAAATTCAGGAGGAATGACTGTGACCGCTGGTCCAGTTACATTAACACCATAATGACATACGCAGAACTAGTACAAAAAATTAGAGATTATACTGAAGTAGATTCAAATGTTTTAACATCTACTATTGTAGATGGAATAATTAGTGATGCAGAATTTAGAATATTTAGAGATGTTGATTCTGATAATAATAGAAGATATGCAACAGCAAATTTAATTACTTCTCAAAGATTTATAAATGTACCTTCAGGTTTATTAATTGTTAGATCTGCTCAAATAATAGACTCAGATGGAAGCTCAGAACCTGATAATAGAGAATTTTTAGAATACAGAGATACTAGTTATATGTCTGAATATAACTCAACAGGAGTAACAGGGGTTCCTAAATATTATAGTATGTGGGACAAAGATACAATTGTATTGGCTCCTACTCCAGATGCTACTTATGAAATTCAACTAAATTATATCTTGAAAGATCCAGGTTTATCGAGTACAAATACAACTACATATTTAAGTCAAAATTTTCCCAATGGGCTTTTATATGCTTGTTTAGTTGAAGCATTTTCTTTTCTAAAGGGGCCAAATGATCTCTTGCAATTATACGAAGGAAAGTATAAACAGGTAGTTGAAGGCTTCTCAATTGAACAAATGGGAAGACGAAGACGAGATGAATATCAATCAGGTGTTCCTCGAGTCGGAGGAAAATAAGGAGATAAATTATGGCTATAACACAAGCGATTGCAAATTCTTTTAAAAAAGAATTATTGGAAGGTGAACATAACTTTACGCAAACTAGTGGAGACAAGTTTAAATTAGCTCTTTACACTGCAGGTGCAACTTTAACTTCTGCTACAACTGCTTACATTACTTCAGGTGAAGTGGCAGCTTCTGGTACATATTCAGCAGGTGGTGGAGCTTTAGTTAATGGTTTAGTTTCTATTACTGCGGGTGTAGCTAGAGCAGATTTTGCAAACTTATCATTTACTGGTGTAACTTTAACTGCTAGAGGTGCATTGATTTACAATACATCTGCTACTGCAACTAACGCAGCAGTTGCTGTTTTAGATTTCGGTGGAGATAAATCTGCAACTTCTGGAACATTCACAATTCAGTTTCCAAATCCAACAAGTACGGCAGCTATATTAAGAATCTCCGGCTAATTTAATAGGAGGTTTATATGTCAGCTCCTTGGGGCTCTAATACATGGGGAAGTGGATCATGGAACGTTGGTTCTCAAGACGTTACTGTTGATTTACAAAATAAACCTTGGGGTGAAGGTGCGTTTGGAGAAGGCACTTGGAACGAAGGTGATTCATCATCTTTTCCTTTAACATCTTCTATTGGTTCAGTTTCAATTTCTATAAGTCAAAACGTTGACTTATCAGGTATAGCTTTAACAGCTACTTTAGATTCCGTAATAACAACTGCAGATGCAAATACAAATGTAACAGGTGAAGAATTAACTGTTGCTGATGGTAATGTTACAATTGATAATATCAGTTTAATAGATGTAACTGGTCAAGCATTAACTGCAGCAGAAGGTAATGTAGATGCAGACCCTGATGCCGTAGCCACAGGTCAGGAAATGACTGCAGCATTAGATAGTGTATCAATTGAAATTGCAGTTGGTCCTATCATTGTACAAAACGAAGAACTTACAGCTAATTTAGGAAGTGTTACTGCAACAGGAACTGCAGTTATATCTCCAACTGGTCAAGAATTAACCGCAGCAGAAGGTACAGCTACTTTAGATGCATTAACTCCTGTAGATGTAACTGGTTTTGAATTAACCATGCAGGAAGATGATGTTACTGTAATTACAGATGTAACAGTATCAGTAACCGGTCAAGCATTATCTACTAATTTAGGTACTGTTGATGCAGTATCCATAGCAGAAGTCACTGGTCAAGAAATGACTATGCAAGAAGACGACGTAACAGTCGTTGGAAATGCAGTAGTAGAATTAACAGGATTTGACTTGACAATGCAAGAGGGAACGCTTAAAACTGTAATCTGGAACCCAGTAAATACAGGCTCAACTTCAACTTGGACTGAGGTAAATCAAGGTTCTTCATCAGAGTGGACAGAAGTTGACACTGCTGCATAAATTTAATAATATGAATTAATTTAAGGAATTTAAAATATGGCAAATTCTACATCAGCGAATTTAAAACTTACTGTTCAAACAACTGGAGAAAATTCAGGAACTTGGGGACAGATTACAAATACTAACTTACTTATTTTAGAACAAGCAATCGGTGGTTATGAAGCAGTAGCTCTTAATGCTACAACCGGTGCAACTTTAACTTTTACCAATGGTGCTTTATCAAATGGTAAAAATGCTGTTATAGAATTAACGGGAACAATTACTACAAATGTAAATGTAACTATTCCTGATTCAGTAGAAAAAACTTATTACATTTATAATAATACAAGTGGAGCATTTACTGTAACTTTCAAAACAAGTTCTGGTTCAGGTGTTGTTTTTGCTACAACGGATAAAGGTTACAAAATTTTATATTCAGATGGAACAGATGTAATTGAAGTTCCAACAACTCCTGCAGATGGGACAATCACTGCAGCTAAACTTGCTACCAATGCAGTTACAACTGTAAAAGTTTCAAATGCAAATATTACAAATGAAAAACTTACTAACAAATCAATTACTATAAATGGTGTTGCAGCAACTCTTGGTTCTTCAGTAACCATTGCGGCAGGTACAGATTGGCAAGCAGTTAAAACAACTACATTCACAGCTGTAGCTGGTGAGGGATATTTTGTAAACACTAATGCTGGCGCATATACAATGACACTACCTGCATCTCCAACAATCGGTGATGAAATTTCATTTGTAGATTACGCAGGAACGTTTGATACAAATAATTTAACAATCGGAAGAAATTCAGAAAATATACAAGGCTCTGCGGCCGACTTAACAGTTTCAGTAGAAAGGGCAGCTAATACTTTAGTTTATACAGATGGAACTCAAGGTTGGTTGTTAAAGGTTAAATAGTGTCTACCTATAAGAAAGAAGTTGGAACTGCGGTTCAAAACTTTGCTGGGAACTACCCAGGAGCCGTGGAAGGTCAGCTATGGTACGATAGCACTAACAAAGATTTCAAATATCAATATCCAAATATAAGTACAGCGGGTTCTTGGAGAACTGCTAATAGTATGAACACAGCTAGAAATGGTATGGGAGGTGCTGGAATTTATACATCAGCTATAGCTTTTGGTGGAGCAACTCCAAGTGTTACAGCAGTTGTAGAATTATATGATGGAACTAGCTGGACTGAAACAACAGATTTAAATACTGCAAGAGGTGGAGTAGGAGGAACTGGTACTCAGACATCTTCATTGGCATTTGGAGGAGAAACTACTGTTCCTACAGGAGCAACAGAATCTTGGAATGGAACATCTTGGACAGAAGTTGCAGATTTAAATACAGCTAGAGCTTTAATGGGAAGTGCTGGTTCAGATAATACTTCAGCACTAGCATTTGGTGGAGAGGTGTTTCCTCCTACAGCAAATACAGAATCTTGGAATGGTTCTTCTTGGACTGAAGTATCTAATCTAAATACTGCAAGACATATGTTGGCAGGTGCAGGTACATCAACATCTGCACTAGCGTTTGGTGGAAGAATTCCTGGTGTTACAGGTGCAACTGAAAGTTGGGATGGTTCTTCTTGGACAAATGTAAGTTCATTAAATACTGCAAGAGAAAAACCTGGAGGAGCAGGAATACAAACATCAGCATTAGCATTTGGTGGAACAACTCCTCCTAATACAGCTGTTACAGAATTATGGAGTGGATCTTCTTGGGCAGAACAAAACGATTTAAATACAGCAAGACAAGGTTCAGGAGGAGCAGGTACAACATCAAACGCTTTAGCTATTGGTGGTTTTGTTGCAAGTGTAACAGGTGCAACAGAAGAATGGACAGGTGCAGGTGCACCAGTCGGTGCTTGGTCTACGGGTGGAAGTATGAATTCTATTAAAGCTTGGCCAGGTGCTAGTGGAACTCAAACTGCTGGATTAAGTGTTGG